AGGACATGGGCATGGGGTCGGCGAGAACGCCCTGCAACGGATCGTGCGGCATCTCAAGTCACTCAACCAGGAACTGATTCGGGATGGGGAGAGTGTCCATATCGACCTGACCGTGGAGCCGGATGGAACTGGCAAGCTGACGTACAAGCCTTACATGGCGGAACATCAACGGCTGTACGGCGGCACGCTCGAAATGATCGAGGAGTGGCTCACTGCTACCCAACTGGAACGGATTCTGCTGGCGCGGGCGGATGCCGACCAGTAGCAACAGGCAACAAGCAACCAACCCTGGCGTGCCGCGAGTGAGGTATGCTGGTAACCCCGGACCCAAAGCGGCCGGGCAATTCAACAAGAAAGAAGAAAAGGAGCGAGGCAAGCAATATGGCAAGAGTAGGATTTAGCCCGGAAGAGACAGTGGCGGGCGGTGGACTATTTAAGTTCGATGCGGGGTACGGGGAGATTGTGGAAGCGACGGTGAAGAACGTGGAGTTCGGCGGGTATCCAGCGCACGCGGCGGCGGTGATCGGGATTCAGCGGTTGGATAAGAACCTGAAACCCACTGACGCAGAAGTGGTGTATGAGGAACTAGGGTTCGGCAAGACTCTGGACACGCTCCGGGCAGGCAACGCCTCGGATAGCGATGGGGAAGCGGAGTCCTTACCGGCAGAAGTGGACGCTGAGGGCAACTGCCTCTATGCCGAACCGGGGGGAGTGGTGGATAAGAAAAGCTCGATAGCGATCTTCGGGGAGAGTCTGGTGAAACTTGGGTTCCCGGCCGCGTTGCTGAATGGCTACATGCCTAACCTGATCGGGATCAAGGCCCAGTTCATGCAAAAGATGCTGGAGAAAGGGAAGAACTTCACCGGGAAGAATGACCCCAGTTGCTTGGTGGCGGTGGAGAAGATCCACGACATGGGGCCGGCGGCCAGGGGTGGCAAGGCCACAAGCAAGCCAGCGTCCGGGACAGGGAAAGCGCCGGGGGTTCCAGCCAAGGCCGCTGGCGCTGGTAAGGCGAACGGTGCGGCCCCGGTCGGGGGCGATAGCGAGGAGTTGGAAGCCCAAGCCGTGAACATGCTGGCGTTGCTGGCGGAGTCAAGCAAGGGCCAGACGATGACACGGCAGAAGCTCAGCAGCAAGCTGGTTACGGTGATTGCCAAGGCCCATGTGCCGGTAGCGGTCAGCACGCAGATCCAGAAGCTGGTAAAGACGGATGAGTTCTTCCTGGCCAAGGCGGAGGAGTTCGGGTGGCGGGTGAACGGCGACTCGGTGGAAATTCCCGCCGACTAACCGGCCTGTAGTTCTTCTCGATGTGACGGCAGCGGGACAATTGCGAGAGCACCACTTCCGTCCCGCTGCCATTTTTTCAGGGACACCTAGACAAATGGCTTGCTTGCTGGAAGAACGGGTAATTACGCTGGAGTTCGCAGACCTCCAACGCAGGCATCCGATACACAGGCCGCCAGCCCCGCTCCCGCGAGCCCCTGGCCTGCACCAATCCGCGATCCTCGCGCACGTGGCCCGGAGCATTGGCAAGCTGAAGCCGGGGGAACCGCTTGAAGAGGACATGCCGGGTCGCATCAGCCTCGGGATAATGTGGGAGGAGTTCTACTTCTCTCTGGTCCCAGATGTGGACTGGCAGCCGGGGGAGCTAACCGTGGACGGGATCTCAGTCAACGCCGACGGCATAGGCTCCTACTTCAATGAGGAGTTAGGGATCTGGGATTACCCGTGCCTGGAAGAGACGAAGTGTACGGAGAAGAAGGTACGGACGGGGCCGGAGCTGATGGCGGATGAGTGGATGTGGATGCACCAGGGCAGGGCGTATTGCCATTGCTACGGGCTGGACACGGTGCGGTGGACGATTATGTTCTACCGGGGGGACTGGAGAGGGAGTGGGCCGGTGTGCAAGCAGTATGTCATCCGGTTTACACCACATGAGGTGAGATCTACTTGGGACATGCTTCTCAACAACAAAGACGGAGTGCAACCAGAATGAAGATCCTCATGCCAGACGAAGCCAAAGCACAGGGCGTCCTGACGAAGCGTGACTTGGTTGATATTGTGAGGGCGCTCCGGTATCAGGCAGGCGTCAGTTCCCAGCGCAGTTACATCGCAAGACAGCGTCGTGACGATCTGGCAGACAAGATCGAAATAAATATCCAACGTGCATTCGGCAAGGGGAAAGCGTAGGACCTACATCATGAGTGAAGTTATCCAGCGTAACGCGGAAGAAGTGCATGAGGTTGCAACCAGTTTGGGGATGGAAGCCTTCCTGCCTGAACCCAACGAGATCCAAGTGGATCTGGATAAAGACGCCAAACTTCACGCTGGTATCCTGCAACTACTCAACGATAACGGATTGCCACTGTCCGTTGGTCTGACCACAATCAGCAAAAGCGGCAACAAACATGTCTACCTGACTGCCAACCGCAGCCTGTCAGATTCCGAGCGCATCATCTTGCAAGCCTGTCTCGGGTCGGACCCAGTGCGGGAAGTTCTATCCATGATACGGATTGCGTGTGGCTCAACCGCCCCTACCGCGTTGTTTGAGAAAAAAACGCAGGCGGCACGAGTCAAACTATGGAAGAAGCGGGTTAAAGAAGAACAGGAGATTATGCTGTGAGTGAATCCCGCAACGCCCAGGCCGCCGCTGTCGCCAATGCGACCACCACCCTCCACAACCTCACCCGCCGCATGATGCGGGTCGAGCGGTGCCTGATTACCTTCTTCACGCTCCAGAACGCGGAGCTAAGAGGCAAGCACCCGCCTGAGCATCTAGCCGCGATAGAGCGCCAGTTCGGGGCGGACCTGATGCAGATGCAGGCGGAGTTAGTGCAAGAGATGAAAGTGCTGGCGCTAAGGCGGCAGATGCAGGCGGACGGGCAGACAACGGAAGGCTAGATTATGAAGACAACCAACATACCAGTCACCAGCAACCAGACGACGCGCCCGATCCAGTTAGTGGAGGCGGTGGCTGACTACCAGGAGCCCTTGATTATCTCCGTGTACGGAGCCCCAGGCACGGGCAAGTCACGCCTGCTGGGGACCGCGCCGGGGGTCGGGTTGCTGGCGACAGAGAACAAGGCGCGTCAGACTGTGATTAAGACCGCTGCCGAGTTCGGGCGAACAGTCGTCATGCCGGACGTGTCCCTCAACCGTACCGCTAACCCGATGCTGCTTGCCAGTCTCCCCCAAACCTGCATCGTGCTGGGGGACGCGGTCCACAAGAACTGGACAGCAGGTGCAATCCAGGATGAGATGCAGAAGATTGCCAAGACGATCACGCTCACGAGCCCACCCCCAACCTGTTGCCAACGCCACTATTTCAGATGGGCGGTCAATCGCACGAAAGAGACAGGGTACAGGATGCTGGAGGATGACCGGATCAAGACCATTGGCGTGGACACCTTCGGCGCTTTTGTTGACGACGTGAGCTATGCCAACTACGGGATCACCGGGGTTATTGACCCGAAGGAGTTTGGGTTTGCCCCACGCGAGGACATGATAAAAGAAATACGCGAGTGGCTGAACAACATGTCTACCAAGAATCTGGTGCTCACCCACCACTCGAAAGAAGTGTGGAAGGATGGCAAGCCGACCAACAAGACGCAGCCGGATGGGAAGTTCAGCAAGATCGGGCACTACACCAGTGTCGCGTGCGAGATGATTGTCACCGATCAGGAGTTTGGGGCCGGCCGCTACGTGCTGAAGACCAAGGATTGTCAGGCGAACGCGAGTATCATCGGGCTGGAGTTGCTGGCAGATGAGGAGATCACGTTCCAGAATCTGGCGATGCAGGTGTACCCGGAGAGTGACCCGGATTTCTGGGCCTAGGTCCTAGCCAAAATGCTAATCGTGGACGACCGGGAACATGGCGGGATCGCCGAGCTGGTGGCCCAGCTAGGGGTCGAGGTGAGCGTGCAGCGGCTGGAGTACGGGGATTGCTGCTTCACAGGCAACGGCGAGCAGGGGGAGTGTCTGGTCGGATGCGAGCGCAAGAAGCTGTCGGATCTGGTGAACAGCATGAAGGACAGGCGTCTGTCCGGCCACCAGTTGCGAGGCATGTGGCAATCCTACGACTACTGCCTGCTTTTCGCGGAGGGTGTCTGGCGGCCGGGGGCCGGGGGAGAGATCGAGGAGCTAAGAGGTAGGGACTGGCGTCCGTTCTACAGCCACCAGGCAGGGAAGGCGGCGATCAGCTACCGGCAGCTACTCTCTTACCTGACCACGCTGGAGCTTAGAGGAGGGCTAGTGGTCCGAAGAACAAGTAATGAGCGGGAGACGGCGGCCCAGTACGTTAGCCTGTATCACTGGTTCACGGATAAGGATTGGCATCAACACAACAGCCATGACCAGGTGTATGCAAACGGGGTGCCGAAGAAGGGACACGGGTCAGGGTGGGCGCGGGAGCACGGGCATGACACCACGTTTGCGGCCGGGGCTAGGGGCCGGACGGGGAAGGTGTTGCAAGCCGATCCGACGACGGCGTGGCGAGTGGCGATGCAGTTCCCTGGCATAGACAGGCGGGCGGAGAAGGTGGCGGCGCATTTTGGGAGTGTGCGGGCGATGGCGCTGGCGACGGAGAAGGAGTGGGCGAGCATAGATGGGATTGGGAAGGTGACGGCCAAGGCAGTGGTCAGGGCGATAGCAGAGGAAGGGGCGTAATACGTAAGTCATATGAAATACACCGCACGTCTAATCCCGGTCACGGGAGACCGGCCCATCAAAGCCTTTAGTAACTCACTGCCGGAGATGGAACTTTGGGCAGGCAAAGTCCTTGCTGCTGCCGACGATCCGACCGCCAGCGTGGAGATCACGGAGACGGTGGAGGTGCCGAGGCAGTGGTGGACCAAGGGGGAGAAGAAAGGAGATCCGGCGAGGAGAGAGATAGTTGTTGACAAAAACGCAATAGCCAGCGTAGAATAGCGAATAGCAGGCAACCCGATTATGGAAACCGTCAAAACCAGCGTTACCAATCTGGACCAGAGCATCCTGGATCTGGCCTCTGTCCAGTCCACTTTCGCTATCGTACCGGATGTCACCCTGGAACTGTCCCCGCGCCTGCGGGAAGCCATCCGCGCCTACACCCCGCCACGGCCTGAGCCCAACGGGGGCTGCCTCTACCAGCCAACCCATAAAGGCCCGCCGCATTGGTTGCCGGGGTACCGGATTTGGAGCGTGCGGCAGGCGATTGAACGGCGGGATCGGGCATGGGATAGGTGGGAGAGGAGGCTGGCATGGTTGAAGCCCTTATTTTCACGCTGATTGTCGGGGCGCTGTGTCTTTATCATTTGGTGCATGATGACTAGATGCTCTGCCTGCCCCGCCATCTCCGGCCACCCTTGCAGCCAGATACAGGCCGTAGGACCTACGCCCTGCCGGTATCTCTTCCTGGGGGCTGGGCCGGGGCTTACCGAATCCCGCACGCACACACCTTACTCGGGACGCGCTGGCGAGGAGCTGGAGCAAACCTACCTGCCGTTGGCCCGTATCAGTAGGGACGACGTAGTGATAGGAAATGCCACCCTTTGCTGGGATGACAGTGATAAGACAGCGCCGGACGCCCGTGTGCAGGCTTGCGCCCGACACCACTTGCCTCAACTCCTGGACAAGGTCAAGCCGGAAGTCGTGGTACTCATGGGCGGGGCCACTTGCCGCCTGTCCGATAGCAGGTTGCGTCTGGACATGCACCACGGGCGGCCGCAGCACGTTAGCCTAATGGACGGACGCTGGTCCGGGTGGGTGTGGCCCTCATACGAACCGGCATTGGGGATGCGGGACACCGGCCAGATGACGCACCTGATGGATGACTTCCGGCACTTGGGGGAGTGGGTAAGGGGGGAGTGGAGAGCACCGGACGATGACGACGTGCCGTGGGCAACTAAGGACTACGCACTGGTGGAAGACATTGACGACCTGCGCCGGTATACCGCCCTTTATCAACGGAAGTGGATAGCGGTAGACACCGAGCGTCACGGACCTAAAGCATGGTCAGTGCAATTCTCGCTTTGGCCGGGGACCGGGCGCATGATCCTAGCGGATAACACTGCCTGTCTGGAGATGTTGCAGTCCTACCGCGCGCACTGGGAGCCGGAGGTTATCCTCCACAACGCGGGGCAGGATCTGGACATGATGGAGCGGATGGGGCTACACGCGCCTAGCTTCCAGGACACCTTGCAACAGGCTTACCACCAGTGCAACCTCCCGCAAGGTCTCAAGGCACTGGCGTACCGGCTCTTTGGCGTGACGATGCAGTCGTGGGCGGATACGGTCTGGCCGGCATCGGTGGCTAAAATAGTGGATTGGATGGAGGACGCGCTAACCCTATGCCAGACGAATTTGCAGGATACCCAGCGGCAGGAGATGAAGATGCGGACCTGCTTAGATTGTGGGCGGAGGGGAAAACAAGACGTGTGCAAGCACTGTGGCTCGGGCAACATGCAATCCGTCCGGGTTACGCATGTGCCGTCAGCGGCGGAGGGGATACTGAAGCACGTGCTGGTGTACACGGCTAAGACCAGTGACGAGGATGAGCCGTACGACCCGTGGAAGGCGCTAGCACGGATGCGGATCGAGGGCTTGCGGGGCAAGAAGATTGAGGGGTGGGAGTTCGAGTATCTGGAAAGTGAGTTGGGTCCGGTGCCGATACTGGGGATTGGGAATTGTGACCTGGAGCAAGCGGTTCAGTACGGGTGTGGGGACGCCGATGTTACTGGGCAAGTGGCTGAGGCGCTGGCGGCAGGGCGGGCGGATGGCCGCTGGTCGGTAGATCCTTCAGACTGGGACCAATGACTAGTAAAAAGCTGGCGGCTATCAACCGTATCACCCGTATCCTGGATCTGATCCGCGCTGGCGATTTAACCTATACCAGCATCGCCAAACACGAAGGAGTTGATGCACGGTATGTTAGCGAAGTAGCCAGGAAGCACGGAATTTACAAGAGGTTGAAGCAAGAAGAAGTGAAAGGATGAGTGGCATGGGTTACAAACCGGGGAAACAATTGACCGAGAAGACCGAGAAGGTGAAATATAGACTGACACCATCCGAGGCAGAGTCGGAACTGGCCCGGTTAAAGGAGAAGCTGGCCACCGGACGCTCCCCCAACAAGAGCGACGGCTTCCCCATCATCTCCATCATGAGCAAGGCGGATATGAACACTGTCCTGAGCCACATGCAAGAGGATGTGCTGTATGCCGAGCAAGAGCAGGCGCTCAAGGACGCGAGGGAAGAAGGGAGGCAGGCCCTCATCCCCATACTAGATCGCTACGCGGAGGCGGTGAAGGCAGGGGGCGTGAGGCATGGGCAGTTGGCCGTGTACTACAACCCCAGCCCCAAGCCCCGGCGCACGCTCAACAAGCTGTTGCTGATTGAGAATGGGGTGAAGGCGTCAGTGATTGAGGCGAGCATGAAGGCGAGCGACAAGCCGGTCAAGCCCTCAGTGAAGGTTGTTGATCTGAGTAAGCCGAGGCCGGCGTGGGATGGAGGGGACGATGGCGAGTGACACCGATAACCATCTGACACACGACAATGGCTGGATTGCGTGCAGTTGCGGGGCGACCGTCCCTGATAACCCACGATACCGTGCGCGGTTCCTGAAGCGGCACCCAACCCTGTGCAGCGAGCGCCGGGAGTTTGCCGAGCAACTGGCCACTGGCACGCGGTCGGTGGATGAGGATGAGGCGATGAACAGGACTTCTGCCGTGCTGCTGGCGGATCTGGAGTCGGGGCGGGGGATCTAGCGTATGTATCACTCCACTCGCTGTCTCCAGTCCAATCACACGCTCTGCCTGGATCGCGGCTGCCAGTGCCAGTGCCACGACCCGTCCTATCGCGTGTACGACATGAACACAGGGCAGGTCGCGTATGAGGGGAATGATCCGGGGCTGGCACGGGCGGCGACCGAACAGTTGCACGCGGCGGGAGGAGCGGGGCAGGCGTACCGGAAGCGCCGCATGTGGCTGCTGGCTGGGATGAAGAAGACCAACCCACCAACCTTGGTAAGAAGATGAACCACGCCTCCACCGTCTACTCCCGCCTCATCAACTTGTTCCTGGCTAAGATGCGGCCCGGTTACCCGCACGCTTACTCGCTGGCGGAGATCACGTGGCTGACCGAGGACACGGAGGTTTGGGAGATCCAGCAATACGGGCGGGAGCTTTTCAGCGGCAGGACAAACCCGTGAGTTTGTTTGGTGGGATAGAGATTCCTGGGCATCCCGACCTTGAGAATGTCAGGAAGCTGGATCTTTTAGCGATTCCGCTTATCCGCCGTTGCCAGCGCCTGGGCATCGGCATCGACCGGGAAGCCTGCCACGAACTCAGCCACCGCTTCGGGCTAGAGATCGCCGAGTTGGAGAAGGACATCGCCAGCTACATCCCGCCTGAAGCCCTGAACCAGTTCTCCGACCAGGCCGGCAGCATAGAGGAGGTTACTGGCTCTGTCTCCTTTAACGCCTCTAGCGCCGAGCAGATTGGGAAGCTGCTGTTTGATTTGCTAGGGCTCAAAGGTAAAGCGGATGAGGCGGGGCTGAAGCTGAAGACCACGGCAGGGGGCAAGAGGATCAGCACAGGGAAGAGGCAGTTGGAGTTGTTGAAGAAGCTGGAACACCCGGTCATACCCAAGGTGCTAAGGCATAGGGAGCTGAAGAAGCTGGTGACTACATACACCAGCCGCCTGCCGGTGCTCGCTCGATTCCACCCGAGAGGGGGATGCTGTCCGGTGTGCGAGTTGCAACATGCCAGTGACCAGTGGCGCGTGCATGGGGAGATGGGGACCACGCGGGCGGAGACGGGACGCATTAACCACAAGAATCCTAACCTTGGCAACATCCCTACCCGCACCGACGATGGACAGGCGTTGCAGGCTTGCTTCTGTGCCCCGCCCGGTCATAGGTTGCTGGTGCGGGACTTGAGTCAGATTGAATTACGCTGTCTTGCCCATCTTGCAAACTGTCAAGCGATGATCTCAACCTATCTGGCGAATGGTGACATTCATGACCAGACCTCGCGCAAAGTATTTGCCCTGGATGACGACGTTAAGCCTGACAAGGTAAAGCATCGGATGGCAGCTAAGCGGTGTATTTTTTCACTGCAAAACGGTTCAACCGGGCGTGGCTTGTACATGCAACTCGTCATGGATTATGGAGCGAGTGCCATCCCGGTGCCTCAATGGTTGACGGAAGAGTGGTGTGACAAATTTATTGAAGACTTGCTAGATGCTTATGAAGAGTTGCGACCTTACTTCGAGTTGCAATGGTACAGAGCTAGGCGCTACGGGATGGTGTGGGATCTATTCGGGAGGGTGAGGCTGGTGCCGGAGATCCGGTCGTGCCATAGCTGGATTAGAGGAGCGGGGCTTAGACAAGCGCAGAATCTACCAATCACGGCAACGGCAGCAGGTCAACTGAAGTTGGTCATGGGGAAGTCAGCCCAATTGTTGGAACAATTGTGGGATGGCGGGCATGGAGTTTGGTGCTGGCCGTTGCTTACCATCCATGATGCGGAGATGGTGGAGGTGGAGGAAGATGCGGTGGAGGCGGTAGATCAGGCGCTGGCGGTGGCGTTTGACGAGTGCATGACGGACCAGGAGACGGGGGAGTTGCTGTTCCGGGTGCCGATCACCAGCGATGGGCACGCGAGCCAGAGATGGGAGAAGTAGCAAGTAACCCAAGGCCAGGGGGTTGAGGTCTGGCCCTGGATCGCGCAACAAGAAGGATCAGCGAACAAGCAAGCAACATGCACACATCATTGCTAGGAGGATACCATAGGCAGATGCGGATAATCTTGGCCTTAGTCCTGACCGCGATTCTTCAAAGGCAGCAGCTAACACCCCAGTTGGTTGCTGTAGGTCCTACGCCGGACGCCAGCCGCCTGCTACCGTGGCGGATAGAGGATAGGATTGTGCGGGAGGCGGGGCCGGTGCTGGCTCCCTTAGCCCTGGCGGTGGGGTGGAGGGAGAGCAAGCTAGGGGTGTATCTGGTAGGCACCAACCCGGACGGGCAACAGGACCTCGGGATATTCCAGCTTCATCCAGCCACGGCGCGGGGACTGGGGGTGGACCCAATGGATAGCAGCCAGAACATCCGGGCGGGCGTCAGGCTGCTGGCGGATGGCTACCGGAGATTTGGGACTATGGCCGGGGCGGATTGCTGGTTTGAGCACCCGGCACGCTGCCACTAGCCCTCCTGCTTCACCGGAGCACTTGCACTTACATTCGTGCCCGCGCTTGCACTTGCGCTCACGTTCGTCGGGTTAGTCTGCAACGCAATCAAACGTCGCTTAATCACATGCTGCATCGCCTGCACTACTCCTTGCTGAAAGCCCTGCGCGTGAGCGATTTCCGCTATCAGAAACTCTCTATCAGTTTTCAGTTCGACATTATCCAGTTCAAACATCATGCAGTTAAAACTCCACTCGTAAAAGTTCGTACAACGACGGTCACGCTATCCACTGCACTGGAGGTTGAGGTGGATGTGCTGGTTACCGCCGATGCCGTGCTTACCGAAATCCCTAACCCAGGCGGTACAGTTCCGGTGAGTGTCACGTTGGTTACGAACGTGCCGGTGTTGTCGCTGACGCTGTTGACAAACGTGCTGCTGTGCTGATTGGTCACGCTGCCAACAACGGCGTTTATCCCTGTAATGCCATCCACCACCGACCCGCTCCATTGCAGGATCTGGCCGCCACTCAACGCCGCACCTGCAATGTCGTTCGATGAAGTGATGTCGATCTTGTCGCCGATGAGGTTTTGCCCGGAATCAAATTTAGCCGGAAGGCTCGCCGTTACTCCGGTGTCCTTCAAATTAGGCACAACAACTTTAGTGATACTGCTCGCAGCAGACAACGTCGTTCCTGAAAGCGTCCAAAATCCAGCATCCGCCTGAACCCATCCAGTGTTCGTGGCGACTCCTGTATTTTTGATCCAGAGATTGCCGGTCTGGTCCATGCCAAGGGCACCGGGAGAAGCGACAATGGAACCGTTTGGGTCTCCCGTAAAGGCATAGATCCCCGCCGATGTGTTGTTCGGAAACAGCGCTCCCGCCGAGGCAACGGTCCCGGCGAATAGAGCTGCGAGCGTATCGGCTGCAATTGAGAGCGCCAGCACTTCGGTGTTGAACCCCTGCTCAACGTAAAAGTACAAACTAGTCTCGTTTGTCGCTATTTTCACCGCCACAATCGACGGGCCTGTGTGATCCTTGAAGCCAAGGTAGAGCGTAAATTGACCGGAAGCGTCCGAGCTTCCGTAAACGGCGGATCGAAGCTGAAGCTGAGACGTATTCAACTCAAACATCGAAAATGGAGGGACGTTGCCATATTGCACGAACAGTTGCAGCATCGACACGTTCCCGGTCACCTTCGCGAATTGGACAAACCCCGCGACCGCGTCCGCATAGTTGAATTGCGTGAACACGTTGCCGGATGTGTCGGTATCGCTGTAGTTGACGTTCTGCCAAATCTGCGCCGGTTGCGTGTTCGCCCATTTGCCCGCCTGGAGCGGGGAGGTCTGCTGCGTCGGGCTACAATTCATCCCGATTGATAAGGTGTCAGCTACGCTCCCGAGGTCCAGGATGTCGAACAAATCCGCCGAACGGTTGCCGTCAAAAATCGAGTTGTCGCCATTCGTTTCCCACAGACAGAATGTGCCGGTGTTATTGCTTCCGTAGTTGCCGCGCACTTGCCCATTGGTTGGCCCAGTCGCGAAATAGATCGGGTTCTGGATGTTCTCAAAACGATTGTTGGTGATTTGCACGTCGTCGTAAGGATCGCCGCCCGTCACGAAAAGAATGCCGGTCGATGTAGACGAACCGCCAGCCTGAATGATCCAGTTCTTATCAAACTTCAGGCTGTTGTGACCTGCCCCCACAGCAGGAATGTAAATGCAAGCGTTTGAAGCTCCTGCGGTAAAGATCCATGACTTTGTGATCGTACAGCCATCGGGTACGAGAATCTCGACGCAGTTGCCAGTGGCACCGTCAAACACGCACATGTCGGCCTCGAAGTTGAGGCACCGTTGCACGCTCAGATCAATGCCGGCTCCGTAGATGATGACTTTGCTAAGTTGGATAGATTGCGGACGGCCTTCTACTGCCGAGGCCCCACTCAAGTACTTACCGGGATTAAACCCACCCGAAGGCAGGATTGAGTCGCAATAATAGCCTGTCATACCACCTGTTGAAGAGGTGAATGGCGTAATGCCAGCTGCTGTAGCGGTGGTGTTGTTGTAAAAATTAGCGAAATTCAACCGGTCAAACTTGGTATTGATACAAAGGCCGTAGATTAAGAGCCCTTGCCTCACATAATCCATGCGGATATCTTCAACGGTAGCGGATTGAAGTTCAGAGATAAGCAAGCCGGTGTCGAAGCCAAATATGTGGATGTTCTGGATACGAGCTCCGATTACGGCATAGAGTACGGCATTGGCGGCCTGAAGGGTGGCTACATTAGTGCCTATGTAAAGTGCTGTGGTAAGTAAAGTGGCGTTGCCTGTGCCGACGATAGAAAAATTGCCAAAGATACGGTTAGGACTCCGCAGCAACTTGTCAGTGCCCGCTGCCAGACTTCCGCTGGTAGCGAACTGGACAGCGGTGTAGTCGGTCCCAACCCAATGTGCAAAATCGCACCAGATTATTGAAGAGTTTCCGTCTCCAATCATGGTCACATAACGGTCGAACACGAGTGGGGTGGTAATGCGGTATCTGCCGTTAGGTAGATATACTGAGGCAAATCCGGTGACGGTAGTGGCGTTGTTGGCTGTGTTTATAGCTAGTTGAAGAGCTGCTGTGTCGTCAGTGATACCGTCGCCCTTAGCCCCCAACATGCGGACACTAAGCCTGTCGCCTTTCAGGTTTTCTAAATCCTGGGCAGCAGATGTACTCATATCACCTTCAATTCACCTTCAATTCACCTTCAAGAAGAAACTACCTGGACCCCGTTGATTGTAACCCCTATCCCGACACTGCCGGGGTCACCGAACACATACCCCATCCGCACACACGCATCACCATCCGGGGACTCTTGGGTGAAGTTTTGTCCTCCAATCACCTGAGAGGTAACGGTAAATCCGCCGAATAGCATCGGTTGGCCTTCTAGGTTGTCCACGGCTAAAGCCAGGGACACGGCCAATTCGGACATCGTGTTGTTCACATCGGTGGCGTCTACGGAATAGGGCCAGATCCCCTGCTCTACCACCCATACGCTGGTGGCGTCGGTTGGGAAGGGGGCGTCTGTCTGCCAGCTAGTGGCTAGGTTGGAGATGATATGGACGGTGAGCCCGCGTGAGGTGCCTGCAATGCCTCGGATGATGTAACCCACCTCGGTGTTAGGGGCTAGTCCGGAATGGGGGGTGGATTCGCCATCGTCAAACCCGCCTGAGAAGTGACCGGAGTTGGTCCAGGTTACGGGAGCGGTGCCGGAAGCGGTGAGGGAATTGCCGGCAGAGCCGGGGACAAGGGCGGTGAAGAGTAGGAACAGAGGCGAGAAGGGGGAGAGTTGGGCGCAGGAGACGGATGGGTTGGCGGTTGTGGCGGCGGCATAAGTCACACCAGCCCCGGACGGGTCCAAGTTAACGGCGGCGATCAGGTTGAGTTCCGGGCTGGCTCCGATCAACACATTCCCGTCTACATTAGTGAGGGCGGTTTGGAAGGTGTAGGTCTTACCGCCGACCGTTACCGTTTGGCTGTTAGTCGGGTTGGCAGTGAAGGTGCCGATGATGGAAGCGGAGAGATCGTCGTTAGCGTAGTTGGTGGCGTTGGAGAGGCCGGGGTCGCTCACCACATTCGGGTTGGCGCTATTGTCGGTGCCTAGGAAGGTGACCACACAAGCGTCACCGACCTTGAGCAAAGTCGGCGGCTCACCTAAAGTAAAAGAGCCTGTAGCGGGATCGAAGGATGAGATCGGGTAGGATATGAAAGGGATGGAGGTTCCGTCCGGGCGGCCGATAGGGATCAGGCAGCGGCCAGCCCAATTATCCGCTCCGGTGATGTCAATAGTTTCCGCCATCACCACCACGTTGCCGGTGATGGAGGTGATAGGGGCACCGACCGGACCTCCATGCGCCAGCCACTTCCCCTTGGCCCGGACAGTGGTGATAGTTGGGTTGGGGAGGCCGATGGTAGAGCGGAGGAACGGGCCAGTTAAAGTAATCGAGGTTGGGTTGTAACCAGTGCCGGAAACCGTAAGCGGGATGGTGACTTGGCTACAGATCAGATCGTCTTGCGGGGAGACATAGACGGTCGCATTCTTCAAGCCAGTAGCAGAAGGCCATACCATGCCGCCGATAGTGATGGTGTTGGTGTTAGTGCCGTAAGGGACTGGCACGATAATGATCTGGGAGGGAGGGGTGGGGACGCCATTAGCGTCGGACGCACAGATGGCGATCCGGTAACTGGCCCCGCCAGGGATGTGTCCCCCGGTTGTGGATTGGGTGATCTGGCTGCCGGTGATACCGACCGCGCCGACGCCAGGGATGAAGGAATTGACAGGGAGCACACCGGTCGCAGTGGCTTGAGCGAGAGAACTTCCATCAGCCAGATCAGTGTAGCCGACAGCCAGATCGAAGTTGTACTCGGAAGGGAAGAGGGCGTCAGTAGCTGGGGCCTGGACTTGGTAAGGTGCCCACTCCCCGAGCGGTTGCGGGTAGAACAAGACAGGGGCTAGGGTAGGAGCGGCGGAGATCGGCTTAGGACCTACATCCAGGTCGTACATGGAATCGGTGACCGCGCGGGACTGGATCGTCATGGACCAGTCCTTGTGCAGGGTAATCTTCTCTACGCGAAAGGGCCACGTGTTGGGAGCGGCTGGAGGCTGTCCGTCGCCGCCTGGGGCAGCGCCGGGGTATTGGACGATGTCGGGGTGAGTGATAGAGTTCACCTGCCCGACCTCTGTGCCGAGCGCGAGGATGGTGGATTTGAAGGTGGCGCGAAGGGCGTTATCCCATTCCACATACGGGTTGGTCTGGTCCGGGCGGAGGATGCCGCCGATCTCCTCGCGTGTCCGAGTAGCAGCTAGCCGCAAGGCTTGGGATGCGGTGGCCAGCCCGACGATCCGCTGGCGGGAAGAGAGAGGAGCCCCGACCCGGCCAAAGTAAGTCTCGTGGTCCTTATCCTGATACTCCACCATGTCCTGCTGGTACTGGAGGGCCATGTTCGCGAAGTCGATGCGGAGGTACTCGAAGCGGGCGTCAAGGGGAGTAAGGCTGAGGGACTGGTAAAGCATGTTGCCGACAGTGAAGGTGTTGACAGAGCTGGCGTTGATGCGGCACCCGAGCTTGAGTTGCCCGAACTCGAACGTGTAGTAGCCCAACGCACAAGCCAGAATCTCCGTCAGCCAATCGCGGAAGGGCTTAAATTCGGTGAGGGTGCCTTGGAATTGGAACTGTGTCTCGCTAGTCCCGTAGTTGTTGGTCGAGTCGTATACCAGCGGGGTGACGATGGCTGCCGCGATCTCCGCCGTCCCGCTTCCATCCCCCACATACAGGCTGGAGTTGACAAAGAACTGTTGCTGGATAGACCAGGGGGCCTGATCTAGCCCGAGCGCCCGCAGGTAGGTGTTGACCGCGATCCAGAACGGGTTGGTAAGGCCGGTCGTCTTGCCGCCAGACAAGTCGCTGATCCCGGTGAGTCCCTTGGCGATCGGGACGGACATTGTGTGGGATTCGGCAGTGGTCGGGGCTAGGCCGCCGGATGGCGACTTCTGATACCGCAACTCACAAAAGACAGTGCCGGCGGCCAGCGGCAGAATATCATCCACTTGTCCGGTGTCAATGTTGGTGTAACCGCCCCAACCTCCAGCCGCCGGCGGGTCCGGCACATCCCAATGCTGGGGGGTGCCTTGGCCTAAGCTGAAGGCTCCGGCTGCATATTGGCGGATACCGGCAAAAGGTTGGATGGCCAGCACCGGATCTTCCCCATGCACCTGTCTCAGCCCCAGATCGCTATCATAGATCGGGTTGTTCTGGCCGCTGCCGGGGTTGGCCACATTCACCTTAAACCCTTGCGCTGGGAACCCGTCTGCTTGCGGGGCGACCAGTACCGGCAACCCGTCCGCAGTGTAGGCAATGACCCCGGATTGGCCTGGGGGGTAAGGGATACCGCCGAGCACGTTGGTGGGTGGGCCGCCTGGGCGCGGGTCGTCAATCTGGAACTGGCCGATAGGACCTACGCCGACGATCCCAAACACATCCATGTAGGTCGATTCGTCGCGGACGGCGGCGACCAGGCAGCCGGCGATGAAGGCGTTGAGGGGGTTGCCGTTGCTATTGCACCAGATTTCGGGCAGGGGCTGGCCCCAGATGCTGTCGCTAACAATGCTCGTACTAGTAACGGTGGAACGTAGGAACCCGCCGATAATCCCCGTCCCATCATCCTTAATCACGACCGACTGCTGGAACTCCGGGTGGCCACCGAAGTAGGGTGACATGCCGTGACTCAAGCAACCGTTAGGCGAGTCGAAGTAGTAGTCGCAGGAGGTTGGATTGCCGCCCGAGCCGTGGGTGGAGTAAGGGCAGGGGAAGTAACCGGTGGGGGTGCCGCCTGCATAGATTTGCTGGTTGAAGGGCTTCCAGCACTGGCGCGTAACGACCCGGCGCGGGTAGCTAAGGGTGACTGGGTAGAGCCCGTCGCTACACTGCATGGTGAAATTGGGCGAGTCGTCGGAGGTGAAGGTGGTGACGATGCCTTTCCAATATTGGATCAGGGTCTGGGACTGGACGTGGTAAAGGCAGAAGTCGATGGTGGCGTATAAAAGCGATGTGTCTTTTCGTAGCAGCGACATCGCCCGGTCGCCGTTGCCGAAGGTGAACTTGACGCTATCCGCCCGCCCGCCGCCCGCATCCTGGGAGCTAGAGAGGGTTTGCGTCATGATAACGTCCGAGCCGGGTTCGCCTATATTGAGCAGCCGGGGCAAATACAACTGAGGGTTGGCAGCGCCGGGGACGCCAGCCAGCGTCAATCGGCGATCCGACAAGTAGATGTCGGGGACGGCGGTGTTGCGGACGCGGATGTGGACGAGAGGGATGATTTGCTGGGTTTGGGACTGGAGGGCGGTTTGCAGGCCACTATTCGGAAACCGGAGACAGACTTGGGACACGCTATAGGATGGGGCCGAGCCGGTGGCTACGAACTGGACGAAGGTGATACCGGTGCGACAGGCGTTTACGAAGTCGGTGACGGAGAGGGGTTGAGTCTCCCAAGTCACCTGATAGGGGCTGGTGCTCCCGTCCGGGTTGGGGGCATTGTAGGTGAAGGATTGGTAGGAGCCCTGGATGGCGTTGTAGAAGGCGATGAGGGAGGCGCGATCGGAGATAGAGATCCGTTCGCGGACAAACAGAAAGCGGACGGTGCCAGGGCCGACAGCAAAACGTTGGACGGTGAGAGTAGCTAATTCGCCATACCGATGCTCAACCACCGTGGCGTCAATAGTCATCCCCGCTGGGTAATCACCGACTAGAGGGAAGGTCAGACCGGAATTTACCGGGGTAGGAACCGAGATGCGCCCGAGTTGATCGGCCATTGGCTAAGGATATTATGACATATCCCTAAGCGCACTCCACTAACTCCAGCCCCGGCACGTTATTCCTACCCAGCGTAATCTCCTGCTTCCATTGCCCGCCACGCAGAAAGCACACCACCCGCCCCTGGCTGCTGGCCCCGGACGGGTCGTAGTTGCTCCCAATCGGTTGCCCCGGAGAGGGCTCGAACGGGTCATAGAAGTAGAACGGGAGCAATCCGTAGTTCACCGTGGTCTTCCAGAAGGCAAACAGGGCGGCGAGGTCGCTAGTCTGTAGCCGCTTGCTCTGTTTCCAGATGCGAGGGGCGCGGGGTGGGTTGACGCCATCCGTTATCAGCGAGCACTGGTAGGTCCCGTCGTGATAGCGATTAGCGAGCAGCGGGAAGCCCATGGATAAGGAGAAGGAGGTGGAGAGGGTCTGGGGGAAGACGCCAGCGGGGACGGCGGAGGCGATGTTGCCGAAAGCCATACGCTATCCGCCTCCAATTCTCTAGTGACTATAGCGCGATGCTGAAGCCAGCCGCCGCGCTGCCGACCACATCAATACCCTCGCTGGTGCCGGAGATGGTGGCCCCGCCAGGGAGGGTAGCGGTGACAGTGATTTCCAACCCTGCGCCGTCAAGCGGGGTGAGGGTTGCGGCGGCAGTGCCGTTATCCAACAACTGGAAATCAATCCCTGTCTTCATTGCTTTTGCCATATCGTTATCTCCTTCTCGTTTTCCTTTTCTGCGTAGATAGACCAGAAATCTGACTGGTCGCTTATGCTTGCGCCGGAACCATTCCCAAGGCCATCGGTGCCACATCTGACAACTCCCTAGTCCTTTTAGGCCGCGATCCGTTTCAGGTCGGCGGCGACACTGGCAAGGGGTACGCCGCCAGGGGTCAGACCGGCCAGCGGACCTTTGCTCATGATCCAATCTGGGGACAGGAGTGCATACGCCTCACTGCAATAAGCGTCGATCCAGGCGATGGTGGCCAGTTTGATAGAGCCCCAGGTCACCAGCGCGTGGTAGGTATCATCCAACGCCACATCCAGCACACAATGTCCGCCCCATGACCCCGGCTCGCTATCGCCAGTGGTGGACCCGGTCACATCCCAGACTGTCTGGCTCTGTGCCACGGTAGGCAACTCCACCCCGAGGTATGTAGCCCCAAAGAACCAAATGCCAGACTTCATCTGGGTCAGGTTGGTCGGGTCAAGGCCGACAAAGCCACTAATCTTGCGACCGAACACTCCGCCAGTCTCAAAGGCTTGTAGCAATTCCGACAGGACCGAGCCTTGGTCGGTGGACGGATCGTCAGGGTTGTAGCCGGTGAGACGAGAATACTCAGCGATGCAATCGGCTTTCGTAGGAACTACAGGAGAGCCAGCGACAGTAGAGACGACTTGCTCAAAGTGCGCGAGGCCAGCCACTCCGCACAGGCCGATTGTGTCATTGCCGTCCATGTCGAAAGAAGTGACGGCGGGTAGAGGTCCGTACTTGGTGGCAGGTGTCCCCTTGTACCAGCCCACGGCGGGAGGCGGGGCAGGCAGGGCCACTGCTTTCTGCAACTCCGCGAACATCCGCATATGGGGCAAACGGACGGGGGCCAGTTTGCCGAGCTTCACTTTCGCCGGGTCGTGGATCAAGGGGGTAGCCATAATCCCTAGCTTACTATACTGCCAGCCTCTTGCATCGTCATGGCGCTAGATGTTCGACCCGTGCTAGAATCCCACGCGGATGCCTGCTGGTTCGCCACGTAATCAGGGGTCACCATTTGGCCACGGATGAAGGCGTCCACTGAGGAGCCGGAGAGGTTGAGGGAGACTTGGCTTGGGCCACCGCCTCCTGGATACGTGCCGCCTGGGACCGACCCCATCACGGGAAACGCGCTGGCTTGGGTGAACGCCGCCCCGTACTGGTAAGTGGATTGTTGGGTGAGACGGCCGCCTGTCTCCACGAAACTGGCCCCATGCGGGGTGTCGGCGGACATAGCGCGGGCTTGGCCTGCCGCCTGCCCGGTGCCAGCCGCATATAGCCCCAGCATCTGCCTAACCTCTGGCGACCGCACCGCGATGGACACGCGACCGGCGTAAGACTGGTTGGCGATGTCGACAATCTTATCCGCCTCGGCGTTGGAGATCCCAATCCCGTAAGTTTGCTTGACGAGTTGCTTGGCCTCATTGCGGGGGGACTGGACGCCAGCCAGCATCTCACCTAGGCCAATGCTCGCGCCGACCGCCGCCCCGATAGGACCGGCGACCAGGAACCCGCCAGCAGCCCCCTCCGCAATACCAGCCCCTGTCCCCCGGTTGTTACCAAGCAGACCGGCTTCGGAGAGGGCGATGCCGCCAGACGCCGCCAGTCCGCCAACCGGGGTGCCGGTGAACGGGCCGCGGGATAAGGCTTGGAGAGCGGTGCTACGGCCAGCAGCGGTGGTAGAAGGGTTGAGCCAGCCCGCCACATTAGAACCAATACTGGATTGGGAGTTGGCCCATGCCGATCCGCCAAACGCGCCAGTGATGGCTTTGAGTGGGTTGTTCAGACCGCCAGTAGAGGAGAGCATGGACTTTCGCATGGCAGGGGAAAGTCCCATGACAGCAGCGAGAGCTTCAGCACCTGCCCCGCCTCCGCCCCCACCTCCGCCGAACGCCCCGAGACTAGTCCCCATCGCGGCGGGGGAATAAGGCACACCGCCCGCCACCGACCCGCCTCCGGCGCTAGACCCACCCCCAGTCCAGTCGATGCTAGAGGAGACGGATGGGGTTAGGCTGCCGCCCCCGCCACCGCCACCGACCGCCTGCATAAATCCAGGGGCAAGCATCATAGCCGCATGGCCGGCGAGTTGACTATACCACGGGCCACCCCCGCCATAACTTACTGTCCCGCCCCCGGCGCCCGTGCCCCCGCCAGGGTTAGTGACGGTGACAAGCGCGCTGCCGTCAGCCAGTATCCGGGGTTTGCCAGTGCCGCTGCCAAACACGTGCATAGCCCCAGCCAGGCCGGCTGTGCCGCTCGCCCCAAATATGAGCGGGTGCAGGGCGCTAGCCGCCATCTCCCCGATCCCGCTGGTGATGGGTTTGAGGGCCGCGTCCCGCATGGTGGTTAGTAACTGCTTACCGAACTTGTCCGGGTGCAGGAACAGGGTCGTAGCCAGTGACTCCGCCACCTTCTGTATCTCATCCATCTGCTTGCGGATCTCACCCGCGTGCTGTTCATCAGCCTCGGCCTGGGCCTTGGCCACTTCCCCGACATGCTTCAACCGCGCCACATACAGCGCGGTCTCCTTGTTGAACTGGTCGGTTTGCTTGTCGGCCAGCGACACAGCCTCGCTATACTCCTCATCCGCCGCCCGGATCTTGATGTTGGCGATCTGCTGTTCCGTAGCTAGGCGGTTTTGGAGTGAGTTGGGGGCGAGGGCGCTGGCGACTTTCGCCTGCGCTTCAGCCGCTTGCTCATCGTTCTTCCGGTTCACATCCAATAGTTCCTTGGCGAGCCGAACACTTTCCTCCATCCCGTGTAGCTGATCCGCCATCTGTTTTTCGGACACGGGTCCGCCGCTGGCGATGGAGAGGAAACCAGTGGATTTGGTCTGGGGCAAGGCTTCGGCGCGGATAGCTTCTAGAGATGGTAGCCCTTCCAGCTTCCGCATCTCATCTCGTTGCTTGTCCATCGCCTTAGTGATGTTTTGCTGGATCTCCTGCAAGCGTTGCGGGGCGAGAGTGCCTTGAGCGGTGGCTACCTGCCCTGGTGTAATCCCAGGCATACGGGCCATGGTTAGAAGTTCCTGGTCGGCCTTGAGCATCCCGTAGGGGTGGGCGACCCGATCAGCCTCACTAATCTGGAGTTTGCGAAGAGCTTCGGTGATAGCAAGTTGCTCGGATTGGGACTTGTTCAGGTTCTTGACCACAAGTTGCTGCCTGTCATAGGCAGCAGTGGCAGCCTCTATCGCTTTCCGCTGCTTATCAAAAACTTCCGGCAGCGTGTTGTTACGATCTAGCTGCTCGCCAGACGTGCGTAGGTCGTCCAGCTTCTTCTTCAGATCCGTGAGTTGGTGCTGGGCACCCTCTATCCCCTGGCCGCCAGACAAGAACTTGCCAAATGCCGCCCCCGCTGCGGACATGGCGCTCCGGCCGCCGGCTTGGGCGATCCGATCCTCCTGCGAATCGCGGGCAATGTCAGCGGCAGTAGCCTCGCCAATGTTAGAGCGTGGGGACGGAGCGCCGGACAACATGCCAGTGACGCCAATGAAAGCACGTGCCCCAATGTCTTTGATCTCCCGCCCGATCTCGGCCCACCAAGCCGCCGCCCCTTGCAGTTGTTTGTTGTAGCCAGCCCACCGCTCCACATCGTCACTGGTTGGGGATGGTAGCCCTTTCTCGTTGAAGTCCTTCACGCCGCTTGACAATTCCCTCATCAGCGGCACCGTCTCTATCCCAATCCGCTTGAACAGGTCCATGGCGTCTTTGGAGAGCTGGATGCCAGGGGGGAGCTTGGCGAAGGCTTGCGAAATCTCCAGGAGAATGGTCCCGGTTGGGCGCAGGTTGCCTTCGAGATCACGGGTGCTCACGCCGAGGCTAGAGAGAGTCTCCCGAGCTTTCTGCCCGGCAGGGCTTACATCCGCCACCGCCTCGGATAGCCCCCGCATCATCCGGTCTACAACCTGCACGTCCATGCCTACGGTTTTGGCTACGTAGGAGAACTGGGAGACTTCTTTGGTGGTGAGGCCAGTGCGGAGTTCGATGTCGCGAATCTCGGTCCCATAGGCAGCGAGGGATTCGGTAGCTTTGAAACCGGCGATGGCGAGGCCGGCGAAAGCGGCAGTGATCCCGCCCACGACAGCGGCAGTGCCAGTCAGACCGGCCAGGGACTTGCCCAGTTGCACTTCCCCGTAGCTAGTGCGACCCTCGAATAGATCGCGGATGCCGCGTAAGGCCAGCACGCCTGACCCATTGCCGGATAACCCGCCGCCAGTCCCACTGCCTGCCCCACGTTGACGCTCGACCGCGATCATCTTGGAGTAAGCGGCAGTCACCCGCGCGACCAGCTTCTCTTCATCCCCTAAGCGCTTGATGATGGCATCGCGTTGGGCGATCAGCTTGTCCACGCCTGTGCGCCCGTAAGCGGCGGCAGACTGCTCGATGGAGCGGACGTAACGCTGTTGGGCTTGCTCAGCCCTAGAACTGGATTTAATCAGGTTGTCGTAGACGGAGGTGAGGGCTTTGTCAAGGCGACCAGCCGACCCCTCGACCCCCTTCTCAAAATCGGCGCGGGCCTTATTTACCTGCTCAAATCCACGGAGGAGGGAGCGTGGGTCAAACTCGTAAGAGAGGGTTTGGTCGCCGCCGCTGGGGGTCATACCAGCCAGTGTAGCCTAAGCAACTAGTTGGCGTATGGAGATAGGAGCGGCCGCCGCCCGGTTGTAAATCTTCAACTCCACCATGTAACGGACGGCGGCGTGGAGAGTGTCCAGATCCTTGGGGGAGTTGCCGAACATCTTCACGCGGGCGTTCTGGGTGGCGACGATCTGGTTGGCTTGGGCGGTGGTGAAGCCGATGGTCACGCGATCCTCACTGGCGCGTAGGACTTTGAACGAGCCGAGGGTAGCCCCGCGCCAGGTCCAGTCGCGGATGGGAGCGCGCCCGCGCCGGATCTTGCGGTCGGCATAGCGCGGGACTAGATCCTTGGCCCGGTTGTCGTTAGCGTCGGTGGCAAACCGGATTCGCTTGGTGATGGTGTCCACCATTAGTTGCCCGAGGTTGGCCATCTGCTCGCTGGAGAAGGGGGAGAAGGTGAGACGGGCGTGCGTGATCTTGGTGGTGAAAAATGAAGCCATGTGCTAACGCCCTTCATAAGGCTGGCTCGGCTTATGCCCGACCCCGCCAATAGCCGCATGGTTCGTCCGGCTAAAGTAGAACCCGACAATCAGGAACAAGGCATTGCTCAACCCTTCAGGAATTGGATTGGTTGCATTGACGAAGCTCATCCGTAACCACACCGCGATGTTGGCTCCAACCACCATTAGAGCCACGGCCGCCTGTGTGAACTCCCAGATCAGGTTGACCTTACGCTGACCGGCAAGTGTGATGTCCTGTTGAGTAGTTGTAGTAGGAGCTAGAGATTGCTCAGGAGCAATTTCGCTGGTACTCATATTTGTTAAAACCTTAATGAAAGATTTTACCAAATAGATCCAGGAGAGATTTGAGACTGACCGTGCCGGAGCCCGTAGCCAATGCAACTCCGATCACAATCCCTATCCCCAGCTTCCATCTCCCGTCCCATTTTTGCGCGTTAGCCCTAACCAACTCCGCGTTCTCAGCGGCCTGTACCTTGACGCTATCCACGCACTCATCCAGATGATCTAACCGTTGCACAAGACTCCTGTGACTGTCTTCGAGTCTGGTTATTCGGGTTTCGAGGGTAGACATTCAGCATCACCATGAGGATGAGTTCAGGTACTATTTCGTTTCAGTCACCACCGAAGTCGCAGGTGGGTTGCCAGTGGTTGTAGCGACCGTACGGCTGGCTGCTAGAGCATGGCCGGTAATCAGCCCCAGCAAAGCGCCAAGGACAGTGTCTGCAATCTCCCTCCCCCACAACACAAGCTCCTGGTCGCGGGAATCATGAACCAGATGCACGACCAGCACAACACAGGACAGGAACACAAACACGAGCAGGAGCTTGTCGAAGTTCTCCTGGATGAACTTGGGCCAGTTGGTAGGGGTCACTTGGCAACCTCTTCGACAGCGGGAGTCACCGGGGTTTTAGCGATGGATACGCTCTCGACCTGCGTTGTGCCGGGAGGAACTTCATCACTCTTGGACTGTGGCTTGACCCGCATAAGGAACGCGCCTGCGAAGCCGGTGACCAACCCGGAGATCAGCGTGAACAGTTCGCGGTCGTTAGGGAATTTGAACTCGACAAAGACCCCCATGCCGAGGAAGAAGCAGATGCCTAGGAACAGGAGGAGCAGGACTGGTTCGATGGGCCAGTTCTTGGTCATGTTGGATTTAGGATACTACAAACAGGCGTATACTTGAGACATGCTTATCGCCTTACCGTTGCTCATCGCCCTCATCGGGTTCCTGATGTTTATCAAATGCAAGGATGCGGACATGAAGGAGGTCGGCCACATCTTCTTATTCTGTGGAATACTGGCTTTCCTGTTGGTAGGAGCGGCCCCGCTCATAACACTCGTCGGCGGCAAGTAACGCAAGTAACCGTCAGACGCCACGCCGTCAGACGCCGCGCCCCCGCCCCTGCTTGAACTGGGCCATGCGCTGGTCCTGCTTTGCCTGCTCCTGTCTCGCCTCCGTATCCTCCCGCACCCACCTCTCATTCTCTTGCTTCAGGATTTGCAAGGCCAGGAAGTCATCAGCAGCCAGCTCTCCCCATGTAGGACCTACGCCAGCCTCAGTCGCAAACCGTAGCTCTAGCGCCCGGTCGAGCATCCGGCCCGCCTCCGTGTGCCCTCGCATGTAGTCCAGCATTATCACCGGGCAGCTAGAGCACCTGTCAGCGACTATGGCTGAGGACTGGCAGGAAGGGCAGTCGCCGGTAAACGCCGACACGCGCCCTTCCGCCCCTAGATCGTCCGGCTGCCAGGAGTAGCCGCAATCATCGCAATGCACGTCGGCGGCGAGCGGGCATTCCCGTTGTTGCTTCTCCCCACCCCGGCACAGGTCGCGTTCCCGTAGCAGGCGATGGACTAGAAGCCGGAAGGGGAGTGGGGTTGGCCACTGTTCCGGCGCTAGGAGTTTGGGTCTAGCGATGGGTCGAGGAGGGACAGGGCCTGGACGACCTCCATGACCACGGCGCGTTTGTGGTGAGGTGGTATTGCCTGCTTGAACTCCGGTCCAGATCCCATTTGTGTTCCGATATAGCCCTCTACATACTCAACGATTTTGTCGTAGAGCTTGACCGGGACCTCGGGAGGGAAGCGCCGCTCCTCCAGCCCGTTGCCGATATCGCGGGATTTGTAGACAAAGCGCCGGTACTCGGCCAGGTCCTTTTGGAAAGGGATATTGACCACATGCGTCGTTTCCCCGAATACCGTCCCGATCTTAACCACGAAAGTGGCCCCATCCCTCTCGCAGGAGTTGACCTTCCAGCGGGTAAGGATGCCGATGGCGTAGAGGGCCTCCGCCTCGTCAAAGGGCTCCCCGTCTTTGTCAATGCGGATGGCAGTGAAGAGTTTCAGGTCGGCGGCGGGGGTAGGGACTTCTTCAGATTCCCCTTGGCGGCGTCCCAAGTCCCGGTAGAGAGAGCGTTGGGCGGTCAGGTAGGCCAGCAACTCGTCGTTGGCCGGCAGGCGCAGGACCGCTACTTTCTCCGGGTTTAGAATCTTTACCGGCCAACCATGAACCTTCTGGCCTCCAGTTGTCTCGATCTCAGGCAGTTCTCCGTACATCGGTTTCCTCCTCGTTTGCTTGCTTCTCTAGTTCCAACGTGACCTTGGCCTTGGTTGCCGTCATGAGCACATAGTCCCCATGCCGCCAGCCCGTCGCCGCCAGCACCCCAAGTGGGAGCGTGACGATAGCACACCCGCCACAGCGCCGGACCTTGACGATAGCCCTCACGTTAGAGATAGTATCACATATCCCAAACCAAGTGGTGGAAATGAGGAACGCGCCCAACCCCTTGTTTAGCGAGAGAGGGGCATGGGCGCGTTAACAGGTGCTCGGAGGAAGACACCTGATGGCGGATACCGGCTAATTGCTGGTGCAGCGGAACTTGAACGCGACCGCACCGGAGCCGGCATTGGTGATGTAGAACTCGGTGATGTTGCCGGAGAACGGGCATTTGGCGATCAGGTCGGTGGCCAGGGTCCAGACAAGGGTTTGGCCGGCGGCGAGCGGGATGGTGTCCTGGGGCGAGCCGCCGCTAGGGTTGTTTGTATAGATAGTGACTGGGCCGCTTGCGTACAAGCAAACGGATTGGAGATTGGCCTGGGTCAGTTTGATGACGTAAGGGTTGTTGGCGGCAACAGGGACAGCAGCCACATCCAGATTGATCTCGTTATTAGCGGTGGGAGTTTCGGCGAGTTGGATGTTGATGCCGGATTGATCCCGGTACTGGCGGAGGACGTTGTGGGTGATGGCCATAAATTTCTCCTTATTGACAGATGTCGGACACGCCGCATTTTCCAGAAACGATGAGCACCCCATTCGGGATGCCGCCAACCACGGTCGGGTCGTAGTGAGGGGCGATAGTCACCGTCACAGCTACAATCCCGTCCTCCTGCCCGCGCTCCACTGTCTCAAAGGTGACCAGCGGATAGGTCCAGGTTACGTAATGGGTCGAGTCGTAGGTTGCGGTTAATACGACGGTGCCGGAGGTCTGAGCCACCAGCTTGGCATATTCAAGCGAGTTCTCGTCCAGGAACGCGGTGAAGGTTAGGGTCGGGACACGGTTGCCGTAGAACGTGCGGCCGCCGATCTGGAAGCCATCGCTGTCGGTGCCCGAGCCAGGGAAGTAACGCATGGGGAGGATAGCATTGGTCTTCCAGCCCATGGAACCTTGCAAGGCCATTTTGCTGGAGACGTAATCCACGCCATTGACTGAAATCGCCATGGAGCTGGAGAGCATGTAGCTCTCGCTGAGGGTGGCGGGGAGCACGACGCCGGAGGGGAGGGTGGAAATGCCGGAGCCGACGTAATCGACTGTGGTGCGGATGGAGGCGCGGCCAGGGCCATACTTGAACTGGGTCTCGACTGATTCGACAGTGCATCCGATCTCGGCTTCGTCGATGGCTGATCCGCCGCCAGCCCCAAGTTGAGCGACTACCGTGAAGTATGGGTTCTCGATAGTGGTGCCGGGGTCGAGGGCATGGATCGTGTAGAGGCCGGAGGATAATCCGGTGAGACCCATCGCATAGGCCCAGCCCCAGAGCGTGAACTCCGCCGACCCGAACTTGTCAATGCGCCCGTTGGCAGGCTCCTTGTTGGTCTTGAAGACTTCGGTGATGAACTCGTTCCCTTTGCCGATCTCATCCTTGTCCGTTTCAGTGTGGGCCAGGAGATAAGGCACATCCATGTTTAGCTTGCGCCAGCGGTTGAAGGTGGGGGAGATGGTGGAGATGTTGGTCTGCTTGGCGGAGCCGAGGCCGAATGCTAGGCCCTGAATGCGGGTTGGATTACCGACAGACATACAAGCGATTCTCCTTTGGGCAGAGGTCTAAGGTAGATGGTAGCATTATTGGTCACCGTATTCAGTAAATACCAGATGCCCGCAAAATCGGTCATCGCCAGTATCGGTTTGGTGGTGGATCAGATTGAGTCCCATAGGGTCCACTGGCTCGAAACCAGCTAGGAGCCTATACTGGCGGAAGTTGAGCGTGCCGGAGCCAGTGTTAGGGGTGAATGTTCCGCTGCCGTTGATGGAAGGGACAGTGTAGGCAGGGACTGGCGTGTTCATCATCATCACCCACAAATGACCTGGGGTTACAGCGGTCGGATCAGAGACGGCGTTTTGCGGACACAGGTAGACCTCGAACCGATGCTTCCACACATTCTGGGCGGAGAAGTTGCCGCCGATAATGTCAAGCTGGGCAACAATCACCTGTCCAGCCACCATCTCGTAAATGGCGCGGGCGAGCGAATTGTCCGTGCCGTAGCTGAAGCGGTGGCCGGTGATGGAGCTGGTAGCGGTGACCACGGACGGGATCGCGTTGAGAGCGGCGACGACAGCGGCTAGGGACAGATCGGGGTCGATCATACAATGTTCCAGGGCTTGCTACGCTGGCGCAAGCGCAGAGTCCCGCCCCCTTCCCGGTCGCTGTCTACCTGGAATATATCGTAGTCTATCGGCTGGCCAGTGGCCCCTACCCCGACGCTGGCTGTGTCCCCACGCTGGGGGTAGGTCGGGAAGCCGGACAAGTGGCCCCACAGCAAGAGGATGGCGGTGCCCTGCTGGGAACCGGGGGTGTAGTCCTCTTCCATCGCCGGGTTCTTGGTGAGCATCACGGTAGCGAAGGGTGCCCCCGGCTGGCCTTGGAAATGTAGAGTGATGGGGAGATCGGCGAGGACGGAGGTTACAACCGGGTCCATCGCGGCGACGAGATCGGAGAAGGCCATAGCTTAGGTCCTACGCCCCTTTCTCCAGTTACCGTGTGCCTACGATTGTCCCCATCACGAGCGTGCTGTCAGACGACCATTTCACACACCCATTGAAACGGGTACCTGGCATATAGGCAAACCAGGTTGAGCCGGCGGTGCCGGAAGCGGCGATGGTTGCCCCGTTGAACAGGATGAATGGGGTGCCGGAACAGTCCTCGACAGTGACTACGTGGGTGGCGGTATCTTGATTGGCGATTACCAGCAGATCCACTGTGCCGTTGAAATGGTTGGCGGAGGTTAGCGCCGTGCCTTCGATAGGGGTAGGGGAGCCGAGGGTGGATGGGAGGCCGACGCCGGAGACGTGATACTGGCGGCTGGTTGGGGCTTGAGCTTGAGCCACTGGCAACGGGCGGATGGTAACCAGCAACACACCCCCTAACAGGAGCGTGGCAAGCAGGCAGCCGAATTGGGAACGGGACAATTGCATTGTGTTAGGAGTTGGCGGCGACCACGAACGGCACCCAGATTTCAATCAGGCCGGCGGTGAGCGCGGCGACGGCTACAGTAAGGGTAACTGAGCCGGATGCGGTCATTTTGAAAGCGGAGGCGCTGCCGATTTGCACCGCTTCTGTGCTGAAGGCAGTTTTGGCGGTAGCGGCCAGGATAGAGGTGGTGCTGGAGCCGGCGCTGGTGCCGATGCCGATAGTGGCGGAACCGGCGCTGGTCACAGCGGTGGGGGAATTGATGACCGCCTGAGCAGGGAGGACAATGGCGTTGGCCGGAATGGTGGCGTTGAGGAGCGGGGTGATAGTGGAGATCGCGCCGCCGTCTGTGGCAAAGTTAAAGATCGCGTGAGCCCAGCGTTGAAGGCCGAGGCCGGTATCGGTTTGCTTGCCGAACTCGCTGCCCTGGGCTGTCGCAGAGCCTGCCCCGGCATGGACCCGTTTACCTTGCTGTAGAACCGGACTATATTCCTTAACGTAAGCCATAATGCTCTCTCCCTATCTGCTTCTCGTTTTCGCTTGCCTTAGCACACGCCCCGGCTGGTAGCCCTTAGCGGCAGTAGCTTGGGGAACTGGTGTGGATACCACCAGATCCAGCAATGGGTCCATAGGCGACTGGACGGCAACCGCAGGGGCTTGCACTGGCTGCCGCTGTTGTCGCTTAACCTGCATCCGGTCGCGGGCCTCCTGCACACTACCCCTCGGTGCGTGCAGTGGCTCTAGTAACCGCTGTTCGTAAAGCTGCCGCATCCTCACCCGATTCACAAAGTCCTGGGGCGATACAGGATGTCCGGGTTGGTAGATGGAACCGTGCAGGGACATAGGGCGTCGGGCAACCACCATCTCCGGCACCCCATTACGGGTGAGTTGACGCCACGGGATGAGGTTCACACGGATCATTGGTCGCCCTGCCCGGGACTATGCAATCACGCTGGCGATGAACCCGCCCAGGTCCTTGCTGGCCAGGATGTAGGTGTAGGCCAGTTCCATCTCCGTCCGGGTGGACTTCAGCCAGTCGAGGTAGAAGCTCCCGATTCGGCCGCCGAGCGCATTGGCCCCGAGGTAGCCGGTCCAGGATGGGGTGTAGCCGCAGCCGGGGGTGTCAAGGCCGGGGGCGGACGGGGTGTAGACCAGCATCGCGCCCTTATTCCCGATGAAAGCGTTGGTTTCCAGCACGTTGATCGCGCCGGTGGCCCCGCCGGAATCCGGCCCCGCCTGCTCCATGCCAGTGTTCTGGATCGCGTCCATAACCAGGACTTGATCCAACTCGAACAAGCCAGCCATGGCTTCGAGGGTTACCTTAGCGGGCTTGCCAGGGGTCTGGCCATACTTGATGCGGTCCACGAAATCCGGGTGGTCGCAGAGGATGTCGAACACCGGGCGGCCAAGCACCAGTTTGTTGGGACGGTAGGTGCCTGCCAGTTGGATGGTCTGCTTCATCCGGCGAATGTCGATGATGGGGGAACTGTTCGGGTCCGACCATTGCAGGACCTGGGTAGAGGTTGGGGCGCTGGCGACGCCGGTCCAGTCGGTAGTCCACAGGCTGGCGGCGAAGTAGGCCGTGGCCCAGGCAACTTCCTTGGCGATGAGGGCTTGGTTGACCAGGAAGCGGGTGGCCTCGGCGTCCAGGTTGAAGACAAAGTCCGCGTTGGCACGGGTCTGGTCGTCAATGTCCTTATGGAGCGCCCACACGTCGCAGGAATACGTGGGGGTTGTGTCCACACGATACCCGCTGCCTGCCGACTCGGTGCCGGGGGCGCGTTTCCGCATCAGGTTCCGGTTCATGTCGGCGCGGGAGAAGATGGTGTAGCGGTCGGTCAGCTTGGTGACCGGGATGACAGGGAAGACTTGGGACGCGACAAAAGCGTCGGCTTCCTGCATGTAGAGCAGGGATAGGTTGGTGAGTAACCCGTCTACGTGAACATCACTGATTGTCGGCTGACCCATGTCAAATTCTCCTTAACCAAAATCGAATCCGAATCAAATACCAAATACCGCAAAAACCTTTACTAGACTCCCGCTGCGTTAGAAGGCAGCAACTCGACA